GTCGAAGGCGGCCGATCCCGAAGTGGGCAACTCCGCCCTGCAGGCCATCCGCGCACGCCTGAAAGGAGCCCGTAATGTCTGACCTGAACCCCTTGAAGTGGCGCGCCAAGCGCAACCGCGATGGCCAGCAGATCCCGAACTGCTGGATCACCGACAGCGGCTACACCGTTTCCGAGTGCCGGCTGCCGGAGAAGCGCTTCACCGTCACCCGCCCGGGCGATGCCGCCCCGTTCGCCTACCTGGGCAGTCGCGAGGAGGTGGTGTCGATCATCCGGGCCGACATGAAGGCCAGCGAGGTGCAGGCATGAAGTCGCCTCGCCCCATTGCGCGTACTCCGCGCCCGCTGCGCCGGCCGAAGGTCGATTGGGAGGGCATGGAGCAGGCCACTCTGTTCGCCATCCTGGCGGTGAAGCACCCCGAGGCTGCGCGCCTGGCCTTCCACGTCCCCAACGGCGGCCACCGGCACATCAAGGTCGCCGCCGAGATGAAGCGCCAGGGCGTGAAGGCCGGCGTGAGCGACATCGTGCTGCCCATGGCGCGCGGCGGGTGGTTCGGCCTGTTCGTCGAGTTCAAGGCGGCCCCGCCGAACGACGCCCGGGTGTCGCCCGAGCAGAGCGCCTTCTTGGTGCGCATGGAGCGGGAGGGCTACTACGCCACCGTCTGCCGCGGCGTCGACGACGCGCTGCGAGTCATCGAGCAGTACCTGGCCCAGCCAAGGACGGAGGCGGTGCGGTGATGGATATCTGGGAGGACGCCTGCCGGATCATCGGCAGTTCGTGGTCGGTGACGCCTGAGCATCGGAAGGAGGCGCGTGCATGCTTCGCTGGCCGGGGCGTGCCGGGCATCACCGTGCTCGGCGCGCTGCAGCGCCGCGCTGACGAGGTGCTGGCCGCGGCGCCAAGGGCGGACATCGAGCGTCGCATCAAGGCGCTGGATCAGCAGATGGGACTCGGCTACCAGCAGGAGCGTGTGGCCCTGGGCTATCGCGAGGGGCGGGTGGTGGGCAACCGCGTCGGCCGGCCTCGGAAGATCGCCAAGACGCGCCGCTCTGCCGTTGAGCGCTGCCGGCGAGAGATCGATGCCCTGCGCACTGAGCGGAAGCGCCTGGCCGACGAACTGAAGAGGAGGGCGCATGCGCAAGCACGGGCCTGACCTGCAGAAGGCCGTGCCGGCCATTCAGCGCTGCCGGGCGTGCCGCGGCCAGGGCTTCACCAAGGGGGTGTTTTTCGAGCTCGACTGCTCGGCATGCGACGGCACCGGGTGGTTGGGGATGGACGGAATGCCGGTGGAGCCGGCTGCACTTATCCGGGCGCTGGGGCGGCGTGTCACCGAGGCCGAGCAGCGGCTGGTGAACCAGGCGAAGGTCTCGGCCTGGACAGAGGATAACAACCGTCGCGGGCCCGGCGGTTCGCATTTCACTGGGGATTGAGGGGGTGGGGAATATGGCTATCGAGAGGACAACCGAGAGCTTGCTGGAGCAGTGGGGAATCTGGGTTCGCCAGGGCACGGGGAATCTTTCGTGTGCTGCACCGAGTTGGTCGCTGCCAACGGCGCGACTGACCGACGATGAGGGGTTGGAGCTCGACGCCCTTGTCGCCAAGCTCGGCCTGAGACATCCGCTGATGGGGGAGGTGGTGGTGCTGTACTACACCACCGGCAAGACCTACAAGCAGGTGGGCAGCATGCTGGGGATGGGGGAGGAGTCGGCGCGGCAGATGACAAGGGCAGGTGTAGCTTGGATTGACGGGGCGCTGGAGATGAAGCGGCAGCGCGCGGCGGCCTGAGCGTAGTCAAAGCCGCGGCATCATTGACATGCCGTCTTTGGCTGGGTACCGTGTCCCTGCCGCTGCAAATTCAGCGGCCGGGTTTGGCGACCCGATTGGTGAGGCGCACAGCGCCGTAAGGCGTTTTTTTGTGCCCGCGTTATGGCGGGCTGTGCGTGGGAGACCGAGAGGTCTGCCGGGTTCCTTACCCCCGGTTCGCCAACCCGCGTACAGTTCGCCTCCACCTTTTGGCGATGGTGGAGCGAACTCCAACAGGTAAGGAGTCCCATCATGCACGCAGATCAAGAGCTGATCCCGGTCTTCACCGGCCCAATCCACAACGAATCCACCCAACTGGTTGATGCGCGTTCGCTGCATCGCTTCCTCAGTATCGACACCGATTTCCGTAAGTGGGTCGCGCGGCGCATCGAGGAATACGGTTTTCAGGAGGGCGAGGACTTTCGGTCATTTTTGGGCGAAAGTTCTGGAGGCCGCAGAAGTCGCGAGTACCACATTACCCTGGACATGGCCAAAGAGCTGTCCATGGTGGAGCGCAACGAGAAAGGCCGCCAGGCTCGTCGCTACTTCATCGAGTGCGAGAAGCGCCTACAGCAAGTTGCCCCGCAGGAGGCTGCGACCATTCGCGACCAAACCATCGGCACCGACGGCTTCCACATGCTCGGTGCGCTGATCAAGGGCAAGGTGTCATCGCTGCCGGCTCCGGTCCAGCGCCGCGCAACCGCGAAAATCTGGTCGCAGACGCATGCCGCCTTCGGCGTCCGCTCGGCTGCCGACATCCCGGCCGAGCAACTCGACGCTGCCCGGAACTTCATCGCGGCCTACGCCTTGGAGGGCGAGTGGTTGCCGAAGGTCGAGGTGGTCTCGACGGTCGGCCCGTGCGAGTGGTCGAACGTCGGGGCTCTGATTAACTGCGTCGAGCAGTGCTGGCGGATCATGGAGCGCTCCCAGCTGAGCCATCACCTCAGCAGCCTGGGCTGCAAGACCGGCCTGGAGATTGCGAGCTTTCTCTACGATGCGCTCGGTTCGGCGGCGCACGTGAAGAAGTACTGCGCCAGTGAGCTGGATTGGCGCATGGCGGGGTAGTGGCAAAAGGCTTCCTTGCGCGGTAAATTCCCTCCCTTGGTCTAGGGAGGGAATCCATGCGAAATGCCATCGTCATGCTCGCGTTACTAGCCACTACTTCCGCTTCGGCTGTATCCATGAACAAATGCGTCGATGCGCAAGGGCGCGTCACATTTACGCAGCAAGCCTGCCCAGGTGGCGGCGCCGGCCAGCAGATTCAGGTGAAGAGCGCAAGCGAGGGGATGCGGATCGCTAACCCTTCGGACATCTCGCCCGTCCAGGGTTCGGTGTCGGCCCGCAGCGCTTATACGCATTGCAGTGACATGACTCAGGTAGATGCCAGATATCTGATTGGGCACCAGAAGATTCAGGTAGGCATGTCGGCGGAGGATGCAAAGGAATCATGGGGGGCGCCAACCAAGATCAATCGCAGTTCGAGCGGCCTGGATCAATGGGTGTACGACCTTGGGCCAGGCAAGAGCCAATACCTCTACGTTGACTCGCTGGGGTGCGTGAAGGCCTGGAACTAGGCATGCATTCGGCTGCTTGATTTCCCCGGGCCGAACCTGTACTTTTTACCGCAAAGTGCGGTTTTACCGCGTAGAAATTGAAACCCGGCCATCGCGCCGGGTTTTTTTGTTGTCCGCGACTTCATGTTCATGGTGCACGCTCCTGCGCCTTGCCTGATCACGCTCGGGCCTTTCTATTCACCGCCCCTCAGAGGGGATATCGAGATGGCCAACATGCCCGACAAACCGGAGACGTGGGCGATCGTGCTTGCTTGGCTGAGCCAGCACGCGCCCGTGCTGTACGCAGGTGGCCTGTCCTTCCTGGTCGCGATAACCCGTGTCATCTACGGCGGTGGCACCCGGCGTCAGGCGCTGCTTGAGGCCACGTTGTGCACCCTGATCACCCTGGGCCTGATCCCCGTCCTGGAGTGGCTCGGTCTGCCCCAGAACATGGCCACCGCCGCCGGCGTCTTCACTGGCTTCCTCGGCGTGAAGAAGATCGCCGAGCTTGCCGATCGTGTCGCCGACTGGAAGCTGCCGAAGCGCGAGGGCTGACCGTGCGCGGAAGCATCAGTGCCCAGGACCTGGACGACGCAGTCGCCTCCCTGGCCAGCCTTGGCGGCGATCTGCCCAACCGTGTGCTGGCCGATGCGCTGAACCACACCGCCAACCAGGCGAACCAGGCTCTGCGGTCGGAGATTGACGACGTGTTCGATCAGCCGACGCCCTTCACCCGCAACGCTATCCGCATCCTGAGCGCTACGCCGAACCGCTTGGAGGCTGCGCTGTGGGTGAAGGACGAGAAGGACCATGCATCGAAGGGGCAGGCGCCGGAAGACTGGGTGGCGCCCCAGGTGTTCGGTGGGCCCAGGGTGGACAAGGCTTCGGAGCGCAACCTGCGAGCCAAGGGCATCTTGCCCAAGGGGATGTTCATCGTGCCCGCCGCAGGTGCTCGCCTGGACCAGTACGGCAACATGAGCCGCGGCCAGATGATCCAGATCCTGTCCGGCCTGGGTGCCCTGGAGTACCGCGAGGGCTCCAAGCACAACGCCACCGACAGCGCCAGGTCACTGGCCAAGGGGCACCAGCAGGCCTACTTCGTGATGAAGCGGGGCAGGGTGCCAATCGGCATCGGTGAGCGGCGCGACAAGACGCTGGTGATGGTGCTGGCCTTCGTGCGCTCGCCCCAGTACCGCGAGCGCTTCAAGTTCTTCGAGGTGGTGCGACGCATCGCCGAGGACGACGCCAGGCTGGAGGCGAACATAGAGGAGGCCATCGCCAAGGCTGCGCAGGGACGGACGCCGACCGAATGGAGGCGCCGGCCTCAGTCGGGGCCGCGGGCCTAAACCGGGGCTTGTGACCTTCAGCGCCGTGCCTTGAGGGGCTGCACGGTTTTGGTGCGGGATTCTTATTGTCCAGCACAAAACCTAAAACCAGCTGGAACCCTCAAGGCGAAAAAATCCCTGGTTGGGGCACCCCCTGTCTAGGTTCTCCCCGGGGGTGGGGCCGTCGAGGGTAATTCGAACCCCGACCGCGGACTACATACCAGCTTTTTCAGGAGGGACCGTTTCCGGTTCCGGTTTGGTGATTCATGGCCACGCAGATCGAGATAGCGAAGCACCTCGACCTGAGCGACCGGCAGGTTCGAAATCTGCTCGCAGACGGCGTCCTGCCTGGTTCGAAGGGGAAGGGCGGCTTCGACATTGACGCCTGCCGCCTGGCGTACATCCGCTATCTGCGGGGGTTGGGTAGCAACCAGGTCAAACCGGAAACGGACCCTGAATACCCCGAGGGTATTGACCCGCTTGCCGAGCACAAGCTGACGCAGGAGCGCTTGCGGCTGACTGCGGCCCAGGCCGAGGGCCAGGAGCTGAAGAACGACATCAGCCGCCGGCGCGCTGTGCCGACGGACTTCGCCATGTTTGCTTTCTCCAAGCTGGCGGCCGAGATCGCTTCGATCCTCGACACCCTGCCCCTGACCTTGAAGCGGCGTCACCCGGATCTCGAGGTTCGCCACATCGAATCGGTGCAACGCGAGCTGTCGAAGGCTCGCAACCGGGCCGCGCAGCTCGACGAGCGCCTGCCTGGACTACTGGATGAATATCTCGCAACCACAACTGACTGAGCTCGCCTCGGCCATCCGGGCCGGCTTGAAGCCGCTGGAGCGGCCGGCGCCGCAGACGCCGGTGGAATGGGCGGACGATAACTTCTACCTGTCCAGCGAGTCGTCCTACCAGGAAGGCGCCTGGGAGACGCTGCCCTTCCAGGTGGCGATCCTGAACGCCATGGGCAACGACGAGATCCGTACCGTCAACGTGATCAAGTCGGCCCGGGTTGGCTATTCCAAGATGCTGCTGGCTGCCGCCGCCTACCAGGTCGAGCACAAGCGGCGGAACATCCTGTTCCTGGTGCCAACCGATGGTAGTGCTGCTGGCTTCATGAAGTCGCAGATCGAAACCATGATCCGCGACGTTCCGGTCGTTCGCGAACTCGCGCCGTGGTACGGCTCCAAGCACCGCGACAACACGCTGGACACCAAGCGCTTCACTCACGGCAAGCAGCTGTGGTGCCGCGGCGGGGCGGCGGCGAAGAACTACCGGGAGCTCTCGGCCGACACGGTCATCTACGACGAGCTGGCGGCCTTCGAGCCTGACGTGGAGAAAGAGGGCTCGCCGACATTCCTCGGCGACAAGCGCATCGAGGGCTCGACGTTCCCGAAATCGATCCGGGGCAGCACGCCGAAGATCAAAGGAACCTGCCAGATCGAGGCGGCAGCCGGCGAGTCGCCGCACCTGTTCCGTCTGCACGTGCCTTGCCCGCATTGCCAGGTTGAGCAGCCGCTGCTGTGGGGCGGAAAGGATTGCGAGTTCGGCATCAAGTGGGCGCCTGAGCGGCCGCAGGATGCCTGGTACAAGTGCGCGGCCAGTGGCTGCGACGTGCAGCAGCACGAGATGCAGGCCCAGCAGCCGAAGGGGCGCTGGGTGTGTGAGCGAACCGGCATCTGGACTCGCGATGCTCTGGACTTCTACGACGCCGACGGCGCTGCCATGCCAACGCCGGAGTCGGTCACCTTCCACGTCTGGACGGCCTACAGCCCGTTCACGACCTGGGGGCGGATCGTCCTGGACTTTCTCAAGGCCAAGGACGACCGCAACAAGCTAAAGACGTTCGTCAACACCACCCTGGGCGAGACGTTCGACGAGAGCGAAGGCGAGAAGGTCGACTGGGAGGTGCTGTACGGCCGCCGCGAGGTATGGACCGGTCAGGTGCCGGCCCTGGCGGTGCTGCTGACCGGCTTCATCGACACCCAGGACGACCGCTACGAGGGCCGCGTATGGGCATGGGGGCCGGGCGAGGAGGCCTGGCTGGTGCACCGATTCATCCTCATGGGCGACCCGGCCAGCGAGGAACTCCGGCGCAAGGTTGGCCTGGAACTGCAGCGGCAGTTCACCCGAGCGGATGGCCTGGTGATGAAGGTCGACCGCTGGGGCTGGGACTCCGGTGGCCACTACACCGACGAGGTGTACGCAGAGAGCCGCAAGCATGGCGTGCTCTGGGTGGTCCCCACCAAGGGGGCAAGCCAGTACGGCAAGCCGATCGCCAACATGCCGCGCACGCGCAGCAAGGTCAGCAAGGTCTACCTGACCGAGATCGGGACCGACAACGCCAAGGAGCTGGTCTACGGCCGCTACCGGATGCCCGTCGACACGGTGAAGTCGCAGGCCGGCATCTCGCAGCCAGGCGTCATCCACCTGCCAGCGAACGACGACATCTGCGACGAGAACGAGACTAAGCAGCTCGTCGCCGAGGAGAAGCTGCGCAAGCTGGTCAACGGCGTATGGGTGCATCGCTGGGATGCCAGAGGGCGCCGGAACGAGGCGCTGGACTGCCTGATTGGGGCCCTGGCCGCGCTGCGCATCAGCCAACAGCGCTTCGGCGCTGACCTGGATCTGCTGGCGCAGCAGCCGACGCCAGGCGGCGACGAGGCTGTGATTGAAGACGAGCGCCCGCGGGCGAAATCCAACTACTGGAAGCGGAACTGATGGCTTACACCCTGGAACAGTACGAGGCGCTGAAGGCGGCCATCGCCGAAGGCGCCTTGTCGGTGCGCTTCGCCGACCGCAGCGTCACCTATCGATCGGTCGACGAGATGATCCGCATCCTGCGGCTCATGGAGTCTGACCTGGGCCTGAACGCCAATAGCAACGGCACTCGCCGCTTCGCCTCCTTCTCGAAAGGCTTCTGACATGGGCTTCCTTGACACCTGGCTTCCCGGCCGCGCCGCGAAGCGCGCCGAGGCTCGCCTACGACAAAAGCAGGCGGAGCTCCGGCTGCAGCTCATGGAGCGCCGTTTCGAGGGGGCAGCCGGTGGACGCCGGAACGATGGCTGGCGCTCGGCCGGCACCGATGCCAACACCGAGAACGCCCCAGCCCTGGCTGTGTTGCGTAACCGCGCCAGGGACCTGCGCCGCAACAACCCCTATGTCGAGCGGGCCATCACCGGCATCGCCGACAACGTGGTGGGTGCCGGCATCGTGCCGCGGCCAATCGGTGGCAGTGAGCGTGCCGGGAAGAAGCTGGCCACGCTCTGGCGCGCCTGGGCTGATTCCATCCAGTGCGACGCCGACGGCCTGGAGAACTTCTCCGGGCTGCAGCACAAGATCATGGAAACGGTGGTCGAGTCCGGGGAATGCCTGGTGCGCCGCCGGCGCCGGAAGAGCTCGGACGGCCTGGCCGTTCCGCTCCAGCTGCAGGTCCTGGAACCGGACTTCCTCGACGAGGAGAAGAACGGGCAGAACGGCGGCAACCTGATCATCCAGGGTGTCGAGTTCGATTCCATCGGCCGGCGCGTCGCTTACTGGCTGTTCGACGAGCACCCCGGCTCCAGCGGAACCTGGCGCAGCATGCAGTCGCGGCGCATCCCGGCGGAGGACGTGGCACACATCTTCCTGCCGAAGCGCCCGGGGCAGGCGCGCGGCTACACCTGGTTGGCGCCGGTGATGCAGCGCGTGCGCAGCTTCGACGAGATGGAAGATGCGGTGATGGAGCAGGCGAAGATCGCTGCCTGCTACGCCGCCTTCGTCACCAGGGACGAAGCGGCCGGGGGTGGATCGAAGAAACCGCCACTCATCGAGCGGATCGAGCCGGGAATCATCCAGGAGCTTGGCGCCGGGGAGGATGTCAGCTTCGCCTCGCCGCCGGCATTCAATGGCTACTCCACCTATTCGTGGCAGGCACTGCATGCCATCTCGGTGGGCCTGGGCATCCCCTACGAGTTGCTCTCCCACGACCTGAAGGGGGTGAACTTCTCCAGCGGGCGTATGGGCTGGCTGCACTTCGCCCGGCGGGTGGACGTGTGGCAGTGGCGGCTCCTGATTCCGCAGCTCTGTGAGCGCTCCTGGCAATGGTTCATGGAAGCCCAGTTGCTGGCGCCTGGCGGGGTATCCGGCGAGGCGCGTGCTGACTGGGTTCCTCCTCGCCGAGACATGGTTGACCCGAAGTCGGAGACCGAGAACGTCAAGGACCGGCTTCGCTTGGGGCTGGTCACATGGCCGGATGCCCTGCGGGAGCTGGGAATCACCGACACCGCCGCGCATGCGAGCGAGATCGCGAAGGCCAACGAGTTGTTCGATGCGCTTGGTCTGGTACTGGATGGTGATCCCAGGAAGGTATCCAACGCAGGCCTGACTCAGGCTCGCCCGGTTGGGACGCAGATCCCGTCAACCGAAATCAATCCTGTCTCCGGGCAGGCACCTGAAGAGAGTCCGACAGATGACGGCGAAAGCACAGACGTTTGACACGCCGATGCTCCAGTTGCGGGCGGCCATCCGCCCCGACTCGGTGAACATCGAAGATCGCACCGTCGAGATCACCTGGACCACGGGCGCCAAGGGGCGCCGCTGGTCCTGGGACATCGGCAGTTACATGGAGGAGCTGGAGGTCAGCGAATCGGCGGTACGCCTGGAGCGGCTGAACAACGGCGCCCCCTTCCTCAACACCCACAGCACCTGGGAGCTGGGCGACGTCATCGGCGTCGTCGAGCGTGCCTGGCTTGAAGGAGGGGAGGGCCGGGCCCTGATCCGCTTCAGCCAGCGCGAAGACGTGGAGCCGATCTTCCGCGATGTGCGTGACGGCATCCTGCGCAACATCAGCGTCGGCTACTCGGTGCATCGCTACGAGATGACCGAGGAGCCGGACGACAAGCTGCCCACCTATCGCGCGGTGGACTGGGAGCCCATGGAGCTCTCGCTGGTGCCGATCGGCTTCGACGATGGCGCCAAGACGCGCAGCGCCAAGACGGAAGCCGACTACCAGGGACCGCGCTTCAGCACCGTTTTCGAAACCCGGGAGGCCGCCGCGCCGACCGAGCAACCGGCCGTCTCGGCCAAGACCCAAGAGGAACCCAAGATGACCGAAGAAGAAATTCGCGCGGCCGAGGAAACTGCCCGTCGCGAGGCTGCCGAGGCCGAGCGCAAGCGCGGCCAGGCCATCCGCCTGATGGCTCGTAAGGTGGGCCTGGACGAGGCCTTCGCTGATGACCTGGTGGAGCGCGGTGTCACCGCCGAACAGGCCAGCGCCGCCATGATCGACAAGCTGGCCGAGCGTCAGCAGACGGAGCAACCGGAAAGCCGCAGTGCGCAGCCGACCCCGTCGGGCACCATCGACCTGTCGGTGGTCCGCGCCAAGCGCTCCGCCATGGAGAACGCCCTGCAGCACCGCTGCAGCCCGACCACCAAGCTGGAAGACACCGCCCGCGAGTTCCGCGGCATGCGCCTGCTGGACCTGGCCCGCGAGTGCATCAGCCTGGCCGGTGGTAACTCCCGCGGCCTGACGCCGCGCGAGATCGCCACCGCCGCCCTGGGCTGCAGCGCCGAGTCGGTGCGCGCCGCCGGCATGCACACCATCAGCGACTTCCCCCTGCTGCTGGGCAGCACCGTGAACCGCACCCTGCGCGCGGCCTACGAGCTCGCGCCGCAGACCTGGCGCCCGCTGGGCCGTCAGACCAGCCTGCCGGACTTCCGTGAGGCCACTCGCGTGGCCCTGGGCGACATCGCGGCCCTGGAGAAGGTCAACGAGTCCGGCGAGTACAAGTACGGCACTCTCGACGAGGAGGGCGCGCCGATCAAGGTGGCTAAGTTCGGCAAGATCATCGCCATCACCTGGGAGGCCATCGTCAACGATGACCTGTCGGCGCTGACCCGCATCCCGCAGGCCCTCGGCGCGGCCGCCGGCCAGACCGAGTCCAACGTGGTGTGGGACCTGCTGCTGGGCAACCCCACCTTCGTGGACGGCGAGGAAATCTACTCCACCGCGCACGGCAACGTCGCCGCCAGCGGCGGGGCGATCAGCACCGCCTCCCTGGCCGCGGCCCGCGCCGCGATGCGCAAGCAGAAGTCCAAGGCCGGCCATTTCCTCAACCTGGGGCCGGAGTTCCTGGTGGTGGGCCCGGACAAGGAGCTGGAGGCCTTCCAGTTCACCAGCTCCAACTACGTGCCGGCCAAGAACGCCGACATCAACGACAGCCGCAACACCACGCTGACCGTGATCGTCGACGCGCGCATCGAGGGTAACCAGTGGTTCCTCTACGCCGCCCCGGGCGTCGTGGACACCTTCGAGTACGCCTACCTCGAAGGCGAGCAGGGCGTGTTCACCGAAACCCGCCAGGGCTTCGAAGTGGACGGCATGGAGATCAAGGCCCGCCTGGTGTTCGGCGCCGCCTGGATCGACTACCGCGGCACCTACATGAACGCGGGCAACTGATCGAGCCTCACCTCACCAGGGCGCCGGAAGGCGCCCTTCGTGTTTCTGCACCTTCGAGAGAGAGACCACATGAAGACCTTCATCCAGAACGGCGACATCATCACCGTCCCGGCGCCGGCCGGCGGCACCGTCTCCGGCAAGCTCTACAAGGTCGGCGCCTTCATCGGCGTGGCTGCCACCACCGAAGCCGCTGGCGATCCGGTGGAACTGAAGCTGACCGGCGTCTTCGAGCTGACCAAGACCAGTGCACAGGCCTGGGCGGTCGGCGACCTGGTGTACATGAACACCACCAGCGGCAGCCTGAGCAACGCCTCGGCCACCGGCCTGGTGCTGGTGGGCGCGGCCACCGAGGCCGCGGCCAACCCGTCGGCGGTCGGTCGCGTGCGCCTGAACGGCGTCTCCGCGCCGGCGGCAGCGACCTAACCCATGGGCTGGGCGAGCATGCGTGAGCGCCTGGATCGCCTATCCATCCGGGCTTTCAACGACGGTCCCATGGACTTTCTGGACCGTCAGGGCGCCGTCATAGCTTCCGGCCTGGCCGTCATCGTCAGCGATGGCGTGGAGCGACTCGGCGAGATCGGAGCCATCGATCGATACCGGACAATTGCCGTCCAGAAGCATCAGCTTGCGCCCCTGGATCGTCAGGGGCGGTTCCGCGACGCCAACGGCAAGGAATGGCACATCGACGATATCCATTCTGATGACGGCCATCTCATCACCTTCTACGTGGTGCCCTGATGAGCGACGTACCCAACGTGCAGGCCGACATCATCGGCCAGCTGCAGACGCTGCTCGCCGGCGTTCCCGGCTTCGGCGCGGAGATCCGCGAGGACAACGTGCTGGACCTGATCGACGCCGAGGACGAGGAACTGCCCGACCAGCTGATCGTCCTGCAGGAGGGCGACACCTCGGAGCTGGACCGGTCCGGGGCGACGGTGCGCGAGGAGCTGACCATCAACATCGTGGCGATGACCCGGCTTCGTGACCATGCCCAGCCGCTGCGCACCGCCAGGCTGGACATCAAGCGGGCGCTGAAGGGCATCAAGGCCGGGTTCACCGTTGACGGCCTGATCAAGGTGGCGTTCCCCGCCTCCGCGCCGCGATACCCCGACAGGGGGCGCCGATGGGCGTTCCGGGTGATCCCCATCACCTTCACCTACGTGCAGCAGCTGTAACCCATCCACCAGGCCGCCTTCGGGCGGCCTTCTCATTTCAGGAGGGCACCATGCCCAAGATCAAGATCGACAAGGCCTTCATCTATCGCGAAGCGGGCCAGCCGAAGCCCTACGCCAAGAGCACCGAGCTCGTCGAGGTAACCGAGGCGGTGGCTCAGCACGCCTGGAGCAAGGGATACGCCGAACAGCCCAAGCCCACGCCGGCCAAGGCGGCGAAGTCCGCCGCGGAGGCACCCGCTCAGGATGCCGCCGGCAAGTAAGCCGGGGCTGCCCCTCACACCAGATACAGGAGAGCATCATGCTCCAACGCGTAGATCGTTCGTTCATCGGAGAAGGCCAGGCGATGGCCCGTCTCTTCGGTACCCAGGATCCCCTGTTGCCCCTGGGCAACTGCGATACGTTCGCCCTGGGCTTCACGATGGACCAGAAGAAGCTGCCCAACTACCAAGGTGGTGGCGGCAACAACAACTCGACCAGTCGTCCCAGCGATGTCACCGCGTCCATCGGCATGTACGACGTCCTCGCCAGCAACGTGGCGATGATCACCCGCGGTACCGTCAAGGTTGCTCCGACTGCGGCGCAACCCGATGAGCCGCACACCTCCAAGGGCGTGCTCTATGAGCTGATCCCGTTCAACTACCTGCCGGACCTGACCAAGCCCGTGACGGTCAAGACCGCCGGCGATGTGGAACTGGACGAGGGCATCGACTACCTGCTGACGCCACACGGCATCCAGGTACTGTCCGGCAGCAACATCGACGAGACCGGCGTCAAGGTCAGCTACACCCCGCGGCCGAGCAAGGCGGTACACATGCTGAACGGATCGGCGAAGGAGTACGAAGTGTTCCTGGCTGGCCTCAACGATGCGCAGTCCGGCGAACCGTATGCACTGCGCCTGCGCCGCGTGAAGTTCGGCCTGCTGCAGGAGTTGCCCGCTCTCGGTCAGGACTACATGAAGCTGACCGGCCCCTGCGACCTGCTGGCCGACCCGACCGTCGTCGCCAACGACATCTCCAAGTTCTGCCAGATGGACCTGGCTGAAGCGGCCTGACCTGCCCGGCCAGGGATGGCCACCCCATTCCGAAGCCCGCCACCTGGCGGGCTTTTTCATGTCTGAGGATTCCCCATGGCTGGTCCGTTTCAGCGCCTGATCCAGTTCGTTCTGCGCGGCCGCGATGAAATGTCGCCGGCAGCCAAACAGTCTGCTGAGGCCCTGGAGTCACTGCGCACCAAGGCCAACCAGCTAAACCAGGCCCTGGACGACGCCAAGGGCGCGCGCGGCCTAGTTAACGGGCTGGCCAACACCCAACGCGCCGTGGGCATCACCGAGACTTCGTTGGCCCGCGCCGAGCGGACCATTGAGGATCTTCGGAAGGCGCTCGACAAGAGCCCCGACAGCAAGGGATTGGAGACCTCGCTGAAGGCCGCAGAGAAGGACGCAGCGACTCTCCGGCGCACCCTCGACACCCTCAACGCCAAGCTGGCCGATCAGGAGAAGGCGGCCAAGGAGGCGGGCGTCGACACCAGCAAGCTGGCCGACGAAGAGAAGCGCCTGGCTGCCGAGGTTGCTCGGACCAAGGAGCAGATCGGCGAAAACTCCAAGGCGTTGCGCAGCCTGGAGCGCGACCAGGCCAGGGCGGCGCGGCAGGCTGCCGAACACGCCTCGCGCGTCGGCGCCGTCAGCCAGGCGATGTCCTGGGGTACCACGAAGCTCCTCGGCTACGCCGCGGCGTTCGTGGGCGTCGAGAAGGTCTTGGGCCTTGTGGCCTCCGGGCTGCGCACTGTCGCTGCCGGCATCCGCGAGATGCTCAGCACCGGCGACACCTTCGAGGGCCTGGAGACGCGCCTGACGTCGCTGATGGGCTCGGTGCAGGCCGGCGAGCAGGCGACGGAGTGGATCACCAAGTTTGCCAAGGACACGCCCTTGCAACTGGGCGATGTCACCGATGCGTTCGCCCTGCTCAAGGCCTACGGCCTCGATCCCATGGACGGCAGCCTGAAGTCCTTGGAGGACCAGTCCGAGAAGCTCGGCGGGGGCATGGAGCGCCTGGAGGGTATCGCCTCCGCAGTGGGCCAGGCCTGGGCCAAGCAAAAGCTGGAGACCGAAGAGATCCTGCAGCTCGTCGAGCGCGGGGTGCCAGCCTGGGACCTACTGGCCAAGGTGACCGGCCGCAATGCTGGCGAACTGATGACGCTGGCCAGCAACGGGCGCCTGGGCCGTGACGCCATCAAGGCGTTGATCGAAGAGATGGGCCGCAGCTCGGCCGGTGCCGCGGCGGCGAACATGAGCCGCCTGTCGGGCCTGATCAGCAACCTGCAGGACACGACCACCAACTTCCTCAACCGCATTGCCAAGGCCGGCGCCCTGGACTACGTGAAGGGGCGCCTGGAGGCGCTGGCCGACACCATCGAGCAGATGGACCAGGACGGGCGCCTGGATGCCTTGGCGCAGAGCCTGTCCACGGCATTCATCGAGGGAGCGAAGAAGGTCGAGGAGTTCGCCCTGAAGCTGGGCGATGTCAGCTTCGAGAAGCTGGTAGACGACAGCACGGCCTGGCTGAGGGACTTCAAGGCCAAGATCGACACCGCCGAGACCTGGGTAACCGGGCTGGTGGCGCCGTTCCGTATCGCGGCCAACCTGGTCACTGGCGTCCTGAGGGGCGCCATGGGTGGGCTGGTCGAGATGATGGGGGCGACCTTCGCGAAGCTGGCCCTGCTGGCCAAGGTGGTGCCGGACATGTTCGGCGGCGCCAAGCTGGTGGCGGGCCTGGAATCGGCGCGCGATTCGGCTTTCCAGATGCTGGACAGCCTGCGGGCTGGTGTGGTCCAGGATGGCAAGGACATCGCGTCGGCTTGGTCGTCGGTGACCGGCGGTGTCGAAAAGAACGTCGACGCCCAGGTCCAGGCCGTCCAGCGCGGCGCGAAGGCCGCCAAGCAGGCCAGCCAGGGCATGGCCGCGGATGTGCTCGATCACTTCCTGAGCGTCATCACCGGCTTCGAGAACGCCATGGCGGCGGTGAACTTCGCCGACACTGCCAAGCAGCTGGACGTGGTCAAGGTGTCGATCACCGAGGCCTACCAGGCGGGGCGTCTTACCCTGGAGCAGTATTCGGATGCGCTGAACGCGGCGAGCACTCGGCAGGCCTCAATGGCGTCCGCGAGCAAGGGCGCGGCGGGGGCCACCGATGAGCAGGCCCGGGCTGTCGAGCAGCTGAAGCAAAAACAGGCTGGCCTGCTCGAGCAGTACCTCAAGCACCAGATCACCCTGGATGAGTACCAGAAGCAACACAACGCCATCGCCGAGCAGCTACGCAACACCGGCAAGGCCGCCGACGAAGCGAAGGTATCGGTGGCCAACTTCCAGGCAGCCCAGGACGCCGTCAGCTCGGCCAAGACCGTGGCCGACCTGAAGAAGCTGCAGGCGGCGATGTTCGACGCCTACAAGGGTGGGCGCCTCAGCCTGGATGAGTATCAGCAGGCGCACAACGCCGCGGCCACCAGCATCCGCAAACTGGAGGCCGCGGCCGGCAGTGCTGCGACGAAGGTGGGCGGGCTCGGCGCCTCTCTGGCCAGCCTGCAGGACGTGCAGCAGGCGATCAGTGATGCCCGTACCGACGTCGACATTTCCAACATCAAGTCGGCCCTGCAGAAGCTCTATCAGACGGGGGCGATCAGCGCCGCCGAGTACAACCGGGAGGTCGACAAGACCAGCCAGAAACAGCAGCAGCTGAAGGCATCCACGGATGGGCTGTCCAGCAGCACCCAGTCGCAGGCGCAGCAGGTCGAGGGCCTGACCAGGTCCCAGCAGATGATGAACGAGGCCATGCAGGATGGCATCGTCACCACCGAGGAACTGCGGCGCATCAGCGGCGAGCGCATGGAGGAGGAGCGCAAGGGCGTCCAGGCGACCAAGGACAGCGTCGCCGAGACGAAGGCCAGCATGGATGACTTCGCCAGCTTCTATGCCGGCGTGATCAGCAGCGCCCGCTCGCCGCTGGCCGAGCTGAGCCAGGAAGCCCTGGCCGCGTTCGACCAGTTGCGGAACATCGCCAGTGCCGACATCAAAATCGACACCAGCTCGGTGGAGAGCACCACCAAGTCGTTGCAGACGATGCGCGAGGAACTGGGCAAGCTCGACGCCGCGGCATCGATGCCGGGTATCTCCGGCCTGGGCAAGTGGGCGCTGTCGATGAAAGCCGACAGCGACCGGGTGGCGGTGTCGTTCCTCGAGCAGAAGCTGCAACTGCTCAGCCTGCTCGATGGCTACGAGAAGGGCGAGATCCAGGCCAGCAAGTTCCTGGAGCAGGCCAAGGCGGCCCGCAACGGCATGAACCTGCTGAACGACTCGGACCTGCGGCAGCTGGAGGGCGCCATCGACTCGGCCAAGAAACGCATGGAGCAGCTCGGCAAGGGCTCGCAGGACACCCTGCGCAGCCTGCAGGAAGAACTGGCCGGCCTGCGCGGCGAGCAGGAGAAGATCGACCGCAGCAAGTTCGACAGCAGGCGGCAGGACCTCCAGCAGCAGCTCGCTGATGCCAAGGCCGGCGGTGATCTCAACGCCGTGCAGAACATCATGCAGGCCTTGAACACCCTGCAGCAGATCCAGGCCGAGACCGATGCCCAGCGGCAACGTGCCGAGCAGCAGTCCCGTGTCGATGCTCAGAGCGCCGCCCAGGCCCAGGCGCCCGCGCCGGCCTCGGCGCCGCCTGCTGCAACACCTTCCCAGCCGATGAAGACGATCCGCCTTGAGGTCCAGGGCCGGAGCGTCGACGTTGGCGTCGACGATGACGGCAGCAAGCTGCTCGATGTACTCGGCCAGGCTGCCATGAGGACTAGCTGATGATGCTCGACGGCATCGAACTGGACGACCAGTTCGAGTGGACGGACGAATATGACTGGGACGCCGTGGCGCAGGAGCAGGAGCGCTCGATCACCGGCGCCCTGCTGGTGCAGGAAGGCACCAAGCTGCATGGCAGACCGATCACCCTGAAGGCCAACGGCGGCGTCTGGACGCCGCTGTCGGTCGTGCGGCAGCTGGAGGCGCTGCGCGACCAGAGCCTGAAGGTGATGGACCTGGTGCTGCCGGACGGCAGGACATTCTCGGTGATCTTCAATCGCGCCGGCGGCACGCCGCCGCTGAAGGCCTCCCAGGTCTTCCGCACGGTCAACCCGGCGCCGGACGAGATTTACGACGTAGAGATCAGCCTGATCACGGTGGCGCCGCCACCCCCTGAAACACCCTAACCCGGAGAACACCATGCAACCGATCTCCACCGGCACTCCTGCCGCGGGCTGTGTCCCCATCAATCCGCAGACCGGGACGCCTTATTTCACCATCAGCCAGGACGGCTGGGGGACCGGGTGGGCTGCGGGCAGCGCGGTGCCGCTGACCGAGGCAGATCTGGGCCAGCAGGTCAATGCCGGCGCCTCCGAAGCCGCCGCCCATCCCCGGGCGCCCAGCTAGGGAGAAGCCGCCCACAGCTAATTCGCTGGGCCCTGCCCGGCGTCTGCCTCTCTCTCTTCCCTTTCCAAAACCCGCCTCGGCGGGTTTTTTCGTTTCTGGCTGGAGCACACATGGCCATCAGCAAAAGCGACATCAAGCTGCTCAAGTCTCAGCGC